TGGAGCTTCAGTAGTGGGTGCGTACCAGCTTAATGTGGGTGCCTCATACGCCATCCCCCTTAGCGGGTGGAGCGCAGGTGGTTGGGGGTCCGGAGGTTGGGGTGTCGGTGTATCTACAGAGAATGGCCTGCGTCTCTGGAGCCAGTCCAACTTCGGTGAAGACTTAATCTTTGGTCCCCGTGGAGGTGGTATCTACTATTGGGATTCTAGCGCCGGTACAAGTACTCGTGGGGTCAACCTGACCACACTTGTCGGTGCGTCTGGTGTGCCAACAGTGCAAAACTATATACTTGTTTCTGACGTCAGTCGTTTTGTTTTCTGTTTCGGATGTAACGACATTGGTGGGTCCACACAGGACCCCATGTTGATTCGTTGGTCTGACCAGGAAAACGCGGCTGAGTGGACCCCCTCGGCTACTAACCAGTCGGGTAGCCTACGGCTATCCCGTGGTACTGGTATCGTTACCGCCGCACAGGCACGTCAGGAAATCCTAGTATGGACCGATGCTTCGGTATACTCGCTGCAGTACCTAGGTGGTACAGAAGCCTGGGGGGCACAGCTAGTAGGTGATAACATCTCTATCGCATCACAGAATGCAGTAGCATACGCCAATGGCGTAGCTTACTGGATGGGACGCGATAAGTTTTACTCCTACGCGGGGACCACGCAGACGCTACCTTGTGATGTTCGCCGCTTCGTGTTCGAAGATTTTAACACCCTGCAGTACAGTCAGGTGTTTGCAGGCACTAATGAATCTTACCACGAAATTTGGTGGTTCTATTGTACGGCTGGGTCTACCATTGTCGACCGATACGTGGTGTTTAATCACCGGGAAGAGATTTGGTATTACGGCACGCTCTCCCGCACGGCATGGTTAGATGTGGGTATCCAGGACTATCCGATTGCAGCTACGTACGAGAACAATTTAGTCAACCACGAGTACGGCGTGGACGGCAACATAACCGGCACACCAGAACCGATAAATGCGTACGTGACGTCTACCGAGTTCGATATCGACGACGGCGACCATTTCTCGTTTGTCTGGCGTATCCTTCCGGATATCACCTTTACGGGCTCTACTGCGGCTAGTCCATCTGCGCTGATGACGCTAACACCTATGAGTAATACCGGTTCTGGTTACAACAACCCAGCATCTGTCGGTGGAGTTAATTCTGGCACAGTTGCTCGAAGCACGACTGTTCCTGTTGAGGCGTTCACTCAACAGCTCAATGTCCGTATCCGGGGACGCCAGCTTGTCATGCAATTGGAATCTAACGACCTCGGAGTTACGTGGCAGCTTGGGGCTCCCAGAATTGACCTGAGACCTGACGGTAGGCGGTAGCATGCCGAATACGTTAGATAAAGTACAGCCGCCCGCATTACCTCAAGCGAATAATGAATACCGTCGGGATGGTGCGGAGCAGACGAACAATGTCCTGCGCCTGTTCTTTCGTAGACTTACCGGGGTGGTGAATGATCTGCTTAGTACAGAGGACGGCGGCAAATATCTTTATATGCCCCGTGGTTCGTTTTATAGTACGGTCGACCAACCTGCTGCTTTAGCGAACACCGGGTACCCCGTAGAGTTTGAAAGTACATACATAGGCAATGGTGTTACTGTAGCGGGGGTGGATAATACTAGGATAACCGTGTCCTACGATGGGGTATATAATTTCCAGGTGACGCTGCAGACAGAGCACACCAACGCTAGCACTACTACCTTGTATGTCTGGATTAACAAAGACGGTACCGACGTTAGTTATGGAGGTAAGAAGTTCTCTGTATCCGGAAACAATGACGCGGTAGTATATTGGAACTTCTCCATAGCCCTGTTAGCCGGGCAATACATAGAGATGTACTGGGCTACTTCAGACACGGCGTTACAGCTGCATACGGAGGTTCCTACAGCCCCGCATCCAGGTTTACCATCCGCCGTGGCTGCTGTATCTTTTGTTAGTAATTTATAGGTAGATGTGCGATGGAAACCATAGATAGCAACGAGAAGCTAGTACCCGGCCCGGAAATTATAACCCGGCTAGTGGCTAGCGAATCTTACCCAAATACAAATTTCCCCAATGCTGGTTATGCTATGGCGGCAGTGGCGCAGCGTATATCCGCCCCCAGCGCAGATATACAACAGGTACGTAATACGGTGTTCTTGTCGTTTCGCGGGAAAAAGACCAAGAGTAAGGACATGAAATACCTTGGTGAGGTATACAATATAGACACTACACCCAATTTCGAAACCAATTTCGTTAGGTACATCGGTTACCTGCAGCGTGTTGGATGCACGCATTACACAGCGCCAGTTGGTCGAGATATGGTAAGCTCTTTCGTGCGGCTGCAAGACTTCCTAAAGACCGCTAGCGATAGTCGGTTGTGGGTTGGGATAGACAGGCGGGATGCCACTAAGGCCCAGGTGTTTGTGCGTGTCGGGAAACGCGTACGGTTCCCATTAGTACCCAAATCAGCTGAGCCGAGGGCGCAATAATGGGGTTGTTCGGCGGCTTCTTTGATTTTATTGGCGATGCTTTAGGCGGCATCGGGGAGTTTTTTGACGACTTATCTGACGATATAGGCGATTTTCTAGAAGGATTTGCTAACCCTATAACGCTCGTAGCCACAATAGCCAAAGTCGCCGCTGCGGTAACCGGGCAGGTATGGCTTGTTCCTATTATATCCGGGGTCGAGACCGCCATAAAAGGCGGCGATTTTGGAGATATTATTACGTCTGTAGCGATATCCACCGCCACTACGTTAGCCTCGGCTGGACTATCCTCAATACCTGGACTTGAGGAGGTCGCCGGCTCCGGCGCTATAGATATAGGGGGCGAGGCCGTTGGCGCGGCTTCTCCAAGTTTCTTCGAGGTAGCCTTAGACCGCGGGCTGACGACGGCCCTAACGGAAACATTGGCATACGAAGGTCTAGCCCCCATCACTGCTAAGATATTAGCGAACACCCTGGTCGGCGCTACTAAGGGTGCGGTGTCCTCCACTGTGTTTGGTATGGACCCGGTGCAAGGCGCGCTATCTGGAGGTGCCTATGGGGCGGTCAGTACTGGAGTAGCTAGCGTCCTAGAAGAGTCTGGGCTGTATGATATAGACACTGAGCTGTCGGACGTTGCAAATTATGCCAAGAACTTAGGGTTAGATGTTGTTTCTAGTACTTTGGTGAGCGGGCTGTCTAGCCTTGCCGCAACTGGTAGCGTTGAGTTTGATCCCGCTACTATAACGTCGGGAGTCATACTAGGGAAAACTATAAATAATATCATAGGCAAAGAAGTCCTGGACCTAAAAGACCCCGCCAGTATCGCAGATCCTGCTGCGCGGCGAGCGCAGGAGGTAGCGAATGAGACTAAAGTACGGCTGATAACCGAATTTATCAGCGCTACCACTAAAGGCGCTATAAATGGGTTGCCCCCTGAAACGGTAGGGGCGCAGGCGTTATCCAGCTACGGCAACTTCTTGATCTATGGCGGTGGCGGTAATGTTTTAGCTGAGGAGATTAATGACCTTATCAATAGTGCGCTAGAGGATTCCGTGCTTGGAGGGGTCCTGGACGACTACTTTGGTACCGCGGCAGAGTATAAACAGCAACTGTTACTAGCCCAGCAAAACGCATTCACCGCAGATATTATCCAAGGCGAGCTTGTAGCCGCTAGGCAAGCCAAGTTAGACTATAACGCTGCACTTACGGCCTATCTTAATGCTGCTACTCCTGCCGAGGCCGCCGCTGCGCTGGCAGTCCTAAACTCTGCGAGGGAGACGATAATAGCGCTTAACCCTGAAGGCGACTATATAGACTTTGCTGATTTCGATACCGTTGACCCGAGGGACTTAGCAGCTTTACGTACATTTATAGACCAAGACGATACTTATCTACAACTAAATCTTGAGTTAGATCAGTACGTATCAAACCTAAATACGTTAAGAGACATTGAGACTACCCAAGCTGCTAATAGCCAAGAGGAATTTGTTGGTTATAGTGTCGACGTTTATGGATACGACGGTGGCGAAGGGGACGGTTACGGCTATTACGGAACCGAAATCGTACAGTCGCTGGGCGGCCTACCAACGACACCGGTAAGGACTATAGCCGGCGACGGCGAAGGCGAGTACTTCGTTTACAGTACCTACTACGACGTCAGGGGGGCTACGCCAGCATACGGATTGGTTGGCAATTCGCTTTATAATGAGCTTGAACCTCAGCGCTTGGAGCTAGAGGCGACGAATACTCTACTACTCAGCGGTATCGGAGATGCCCTTAACGCAGTAGATGCGGGCAATAGATCGTACTTACAGGCCGAAATCGATTCTCACTACCACACTGTCACGCGTACCGAAACTGTGATGGTAGACCCCGGACCTGAAGGGGACCCTTACCCACAGAGGAAGACGTTTACGGAGACAGTGCTTAATTCTGGAGCAGCAGCGTCCGCTGCCGCCGCTAAACAAGCTCTAGCAGACTATAAGACTGCGGTGGCAGCCGGTGGGACTGACGCCTTAAATATCATATTAAGTACAGGAAACACCGCGCTTGAGGCTGGATCTACCGATCTCGGATACACAGATAACTTCACCATAGGGTTTAGCAATTATATATACGGATTAAAGACGTCTTTTGACGAAGCATCAGCGGCATTGGTATCGCTGCAGGCCCCCCTATTGGAAGCGCAGGGTGCGGTATTTAATTCTGTGCCCGGGTTTGAAGACTACTATGAGACAACTTTTGTACCTACCGTGACTCGGGCCCTTGCCCTGTCCGCTAGCCCCAATTTTGACCCTGATTTTTACCGTCAGTCGATTGGTAACGCAGCGTTTGACTATGGGTCGGGGACTTGGGGCTATAATATAACCACAGACGAGGCGTACACCCATTACCTAGAAACTGGTCTCGCCGCAGGGTTGTTCACCTCGCGATCAGACCGTGACACAACTCTACGTACAGCGCAGACGCAGGTATATAATGAGGTAATCGACCGCCTAAACGCGGACTACAATTTTTCCGAACAGATCCTCTCTCCGGGTATGCGTGAGAGTATCATGTCCGTCGTTAATTCCGTAGTCAACGAGAACACGATACGGGTCGGTGGTAATGTTGTATCGGGGGTAGTCCGCGCCGTATATGACGGCCAAAATCCACCAAACGCCCCGTTTGTTAACGTCCTAGACGCGGTTAATAACCCCGAATATGGCATGTTGGGCTACCTCGCTAAAGAGTCGGCTGGGATAGTAATTCGCAACGTGGCTGTTAATGCTACTTTAGATACCCCCTACGTCCGTGACCTACTGCAGATAAGTTCTACCGAGCCTAATCGGGTGTTGACCCAGCAAGAAAAGGATCTGTTTCTTGCTAATCTAGAAGCTAACCCGCAGCGGGTATCTACACTATTATCCACGGCGGCTAACTACTACACACCCAACGACACGACCACTTATGCAGACGGTGTAAGCCTTGTCCACGTTCTTACGGGCCGTGCGCAGTTAGTGACCTTAGCGAATGGTAATAAACAGTGGCAGCTCCGGCAAAGCCAAGAGTACTATGACCCGGTAAGGGGCAGGATCTCAATTGCGGTGGACCCCAGCCTAGGTGCTGGTGTTGACTATTTTACCCAGACTACTTTTTACGATTTGAATGGTAATGAAGTTACGGTAACGGAAGCGCCTGATCTGGAAAACCCAGGTATGCTTACGTACAAATTTACCACAACATCGCCAGAAACGCCTGACGGCACTGCTACTCCTACGACTACTGAAGTAGTAGTGGATGGCGATGTTGTAAATACCTATAAAACGCTCTACGCTGAGCTATCGCAGATAGCTACGCAAGACGAAAACGGTCAGTGGATACTGAACGAAGGTTCCCTCATTCTCCCCTCTGTATTTGGATCTAAGGTAGCGGAGTTTGAAGCTTCAGCTAGTAGCTTACCAGACTCTGTCCTGGGGCAGATATTGGGTGAC